CGAATCTCGTTCGTAACCTGGGAAGTGTGCTGCGGCAGTTTGTTGATGGTGAGCGCCGGCCGCGGCGGGTTGTCCTGCTTGCGCGCCGTCAACGCCCAATCGGGCCACTGGTACTGATTGTCCGAGTCGCCATTGAGGAACTGCATGTCCGCCACCAGCAGGCGCCGATGCTCGGCCCAATAGCCCGCGCACTTCTCGAAGCGTTTCATCGCCTCGGCGTGTATGCGGTCCTTCTTGGACGAGCCGTCGGCGCCGTACTCAGCCATGCGGCACCCGCATCATGACAAGCGGATTGCGCTGTACTTCGGCAAAGCCCATCCGGGCATAGAAGCCCTGCAGCGCCGGCTCATCTACCTTCACGAGCAGCGCCACACGAGCCGCATCGGCCTCCGCTGCGACAGTGCGCAGTAGTTGCGTTGCGTGCCCTTGACCGCGTGACGGCTCATGCGTGCGCAGTTGCACAAGCTCGTGCACATCCCGCCGCAGTTCAGGCGGGAGTGCGTGAGGCTTGCGCAGCCGGCACGAAGCCGCGCCGTATCTACGCGCGCCGTTCATTGCGCCGGTAGAACAGCGACAGCGACAGCACCCACATCTTGTGCGCCTTTTTGGGCGTCTCTGCAGATCCCCTAACCCCGCCAGCTTCACAGGTCCACGTACCACCACGCCGCGCGATACGCGGCTTCAATGTCATCCCATCCATGCGCCCTCTCCATGATGTTCGATGATTTCCTCTCGCTTCTCTGCCTTGCGCTCACCCTTCAGCACGCCCGGGAACAGTTCGGTAAGGCCCCAGATAACCGCATCAGCACGGTTAGGCGACTTGTCGCCGAGATAGCCCACCGTCGAGAACGCGCACAGTTCGTCCTCCAGTTCGGCAAAGTAGCCCACATGGCGGACCTTGCCCTGGTCATACAGTGACGAGATAGGCTCGGCGCGAACGACCTTGCCGCGGCTCGCTGTAACCTTCTTAAACGGCGTGCGCGGGCGCGCAGCCTGCACGACCATGCGCACCATATCGCCGCCGTAGTTCGTCTCGCCCACGACCACATCAGCGTCATGCCGCTCGAATGCGCTCGTGGATACCTTGCCCCAGGTTTCGGGACCGGCTTTCACGGTGCAATCTTCCAGCAGATACGCATTGCCATCGGTGCCAAGCCCGACGACTGCGATCCCGATAGCGTCGTTGTCCGCGTTGTCTGCGTCACCCGAGCCCGAGGGATCGACAGCAACGACCACGCGCACCATGTCGGGAAGCTTGGCGTCGAGAATCCGCCATTTGTCGATCACTTCATCGGAGAACAGCGCATTCGGCGTCGCGTCTGCGAACTCGCCACGCAGGAACCGCTTCTGCAGCCGTGGTGACAAGCCCTGCAGCGTCTCGAGATAGCCAGCCGGCAGGTTCTGCGCGTTGTCCTGCGGATTGATCTGGAAATAGTCGTAATCGGCCGGCCGCTGCAGTGGCAGTTTGCTGTCCGGGTCGCGCTTTTCGACAAAGAGCCGATAAGTCCAATGCGCCTTAGACGGCGGGTTGCAGTCGTAATACATGCGCGGCTGCAGAGGAGCCTCACGCCCGTCGAATCGCTGCGTGACAGACTGCGCAAGGCGCGTCACGGCTAGATCGCGCGATGACTGCGGAATCTGCGAGCACTCGTTCAGGTAGATAGTCGCGAACTCTTTGCCGAGAATCTTCTCGGTGCGTTCCTTGTCATCCAGCCCGCCGAACCAGATTTCCGAGCCGTTCGGGAACGTCGCAATCCAGTCGGTGCGGTTGAGTTCGTACCGCACAGCCGGGAACGCCAGTTCCATCACCTTCGGGAACGTCTCCTGAACAATGCTGGCTTTGCAGTGGGCGAACGCGAAACGGAAGATGGCGTGCCGAGACTTAGCCGCCTTGAGAGCCCGCATAACGACGTTACGCACGAGCAGGAACGTCTTGCCGCTGCGAGAGCCGCCGAAAAGCATGAGATGCGTTGCAGCGCCTGTCAGCACTTCCTGCGCGCGTAGCTGCTTCTGAGTCAGGGCAAAGGTCATAGCCGCTCGTCTTGCTGCGTCGCCTTCACTTCGATAGCGCCGCCGTCCTTGCCCGTCAGTTCGGTCCGCTGAAGCTTCGGAACGTGGTACTCGACTACGTCCATGAAGCAGTTAAACGCCGTCTTGGCGCCTTCTTCACGGGCAATCTCTTCAAGCCAGCCCTGCAACTTGTCGGCATTGCCATCGACGAAGCGAGCGATAGCCTCACGAGCTAGCGCAGTCGTCTTGTTCGGGGCGCCAGGAGGCCGCCCCATACGAGACTTTTTTTCGCTTTTTAAGTCTTGCGACATCGTCACGACTTCGTAATGTCAAGTTGCGCCGCCTTCGTCCTGAACGCCTGTTCAGCGGAGACGACAGCCGGGCGCAAGCCATCAAGGTCGGCGTTAAGCCGCGCGACTTGATCTTCGAGCGCCCTGATTTGAGTAACGATATCTTCGGCCCGAGTGCGCACGGATTCGAGCGAATCCAGGGAACTGCGCACTTCGTCAAACGTAGCCATAGACGGACCTATCCCACGGGATAAATCCTTATACGGAATGCTGCGTCAAATGTGTTTTACATTTGCGGCATGAAGCTGTCTGAGCCGTTCGCCGACATGCCACGAAGGTTCAGTGCCTGGTTGCCGCAACTGCCCGATGCGTGCGCGAGTGCAACCGCAGTGCCGTGCGATGCTGGCGCAGTTCCAGACCATGCGCCCGTCGGGATGACGCAGGCGCAGGAGTTCAGTGATGAGGGTTGGCCAGTTCAATCGAAGGACTCCTGTTCCCACCCGCCGCCGTCCTTTTTCGCTTTGACCTTGATCGCCAGAAACCGGAATGGATACATCTCGGCGGCAACTTTGATCTTGATTCGGGCAGCGTCCTCCCAGAAGCCTTTAACCTCGTGGCACTCGATAAGCCCGTCAGACTTCATCACGGCGTAGTCAGGCGTATAGAACGTGTTATCCGCGAGCCGGAGTTTCAGTCCCTCAAACCGATACCAGAGAACGTCGCCGGCCATCTTCAGCGCCTCTAGGTGCTCGCCATACGCAGCCTCAGTCCTGTTTGCCTGACCGTACCGCAACCGCCCAAGCGCCTGAACTTGCCGGCTTGCGTTTCTCACAGTTCCCCCCTTAGCCATCGCTGCAACTGCCTGTCATCAACCTGAGCAACCGGCTTCTTCGGCGGCGAGATAGCCTTTCGCCTACGCCGTGCACTACGCTCCCGCGACTGCGCCCACAGCCACGCAGAGACGGCACCGATAACGAGGCCGGACCAGAGGCCGAAGATAAAACCGTATTCGGCTGCGCTCATTTCCCCGCCTCCTTCTCCCGCAACTGCTCCAGCTTCCGCTCCCGCGCCAAGTGCATCTCCAGCAGCGTGCGCTGTACGGCCTCGTCCTGCTCCCGCTTTACCCGCTCGATCTCGCGCAGGTAGTCGGACGTGTACGGCTCTTTGGGCTTGTTCATTCGCCACCTCGCAGGACATGCCGCCGGGTTGACTTGATCCGCATGCGCGGCACGGCGTTAAGGCCGAGCACGTTTGCCAGTTCACAGGGGGGAATCTCCCAGGTGCAGACCGTTTTCTCTGCCGCCTTGCGCCGCTGCTTCTCTTCCTCGCCCCTCGGCCTAGTCTTGGCGGGTGCTACCTCAAACCACAGGTCAAGCCGTTCATAGTGGTGAAGCGCCCCACGCCCCTGCCCGCCGACATGCCGGATTGCCCCGACCTCGGCCAGGACAACGACGTAATCCCGCTGCACGGTGCCATCCGATGCCCGCACATCCGCCCTAGTCATCCGCTGCCCGGGCGGGATATGCGCCACAGCCTGCAGTGCCCGGATCAACTTCCCATCCGGCCCGGGCTGCAGCACCCGGTCCGCCTTGATCGTCATCAGCGCCTGAGCGGCTGCGATTTGTGCCTGTAGATCGTCGGTCATTTACTCCCTCCTATTCGCCGAGTTTGTGCATCGCACAATTACACCGTGACAGTGACCGGGCGCGCTATGTCACGTCTTTCGTCACGCGTGACAGCGTGACAAAGACGTATAGCGCATGTCACGTCACGTCACGTTTTCTGTCACGTTTTCTGTCACGTTTTTCGGCTCTGAATGTCACGCCTTATCTCCGTCATGCTGCGACGCAACAAGCATAAAATCCCCTTCCCAAACCAGAATCCCTGTTTCGGTAGCGGTCTTTTTGGTACGGTGCCAGGCTTGCCGCTGCGAGTCCGGAGAGGCACCGGGCATGAGTCGATAGAACTCTGTGCGGGCATCTTTCTCAGGTTTGCCTGTGCCAACTGCCTGCACGAGCAGGCCGAGATAACCAGAGCGTTTCTGCTTTGCGGCCGCGAGAACGGCATCGCCGGGGTTCAACTGCATGGCCACAAGACTGCTGATAGCGTCGCCGTCCTCGTCGGTGCCGAGCGGGACTTGGCGCATATCGAAGATGGACGTTTCCGGCTTTTCGGAGTCCTTCTGCTTGACGCATTCCACCGTGGCCAGCATTGCCGACTCGTCCCGGAACACGCCGAACAGGAAGTCTGAGTTCGCGATAAGCGCAGAGGCGCCCCGCGGCCGCTCTGTAGCGACGTGCCCCGTGTGGTGAATGATGATGACAGTGGCGCCGTACGGGTCGCGCAGTTCCGCGCCCAAGGCCCGCAGGAACGCTGCCATAACGGTGTTTTCTTTCTCATCGCCGTCGCAGGTCTGCGAGAGCGTATCCACGATGATGTCGGACGGCACGATGCCGAGAGCGTCGATTGCCTTGCGAAGCGCCCCGGCTTGCTGAGACAGCGATAGCGGCACGATGACGACGCGCATGGGGCATTGCGCCCAATCCAGCCCGCGCAGCTTGTGCCATGCCTCAATGCGCCGCATAAGCCCCGCCCCGCCTTCGGCTGCGATGTATACGGGGATGCCCTGCTTCGTCTTGCGCCCGAGCCAGGGGAAGCCATAGCAACGGTGCAAGGCATAGTCCAAGGCTATGAACGATTTAAACGTCCCGGACGCCCCGAAGATGATGCCGATAGCCGATGCTGGGATGATTCCCTTAACCGCCCAGGTCTGCGCCTTGTACCGGGCATGCAGTTGGGTAACGTCTAGGAGCAGGTCGTTTGAATCGGTCAATGCGGCACCCTGCAGCCCCTGCACATGCTCCGTAACCCATGCCCACGCCCGGGTGCATTCGCTGTCCGCAAGCCGTGGCCATTTCTGCCCGCGTGCGCTGCTCATCTCGGACTTGATGAACGGAGCACGCAGGGCGACGGCACGCAACAGCGCAACGGTCTGAGGCGCGCCTGTCGTGGCCAGTTTCATGGCTAGCTGACACAGGAACGAGAACCGCACGGCCGAACGGTCGGTGCCGTGACGATTTACGTCATACATATCGGCCCACAGGGAACGGAACTCGACGCTAGCCCGAGACAGCAGCGACACGGCAACCCGGTCGGCTTCGGAGTCCGCTACCGCTACGCCCGGCTCGACGTGCGAGGCGGCATCGTCCTTGAGCCCGTAGGAGCGCCAGACCCACTGCAGGATGTTGGAAGCATCGCCATCGGCGTCGCCCAGGTCCGTCTGGTCGCCGGTGACCGTGAAATAGCGCAACTGGTCGTAAACCTCGATAGCGCCAGTCTTGTCCTCGCCTATCTGCGTGATCTTGCGACCATGCCCGGGCAGTTTGCCCACGCCGATGATATGCAGGCCCTGCCCGCTCGGCGTGCGCTCGATGTAGCACTCGTGTTCCTGGGCCATGCGCACAAGATCCACGGCCCATGCCTTGAGCGTGCCCTGTGAGTCGTAACAATGATCCAGGTCGATACCGACATACGGGTCCGACTCTGTGAACACAAAGCCCACGCCGTCGTATTTCGGCATGGCTTTCACGACGGCATCAAACTCGGCCCATGTCTTGGGATCGGCATGGGAAGCATGCCCACCTGCCGTCGTATACGGCACTTTGCGCGGCTTGCCGTCCACTTGGGTATATCGCCACAGCACCCACTGTGCGCGCTCTCTCAGGCCCGCGGGAACGGCTTGCAGTTGATCCTTTGACAGTGCCACGCTCACGCGATCCCCCGTTGTACTTCCTGCCGCTGTACTTCCTGCGGCGTGCGTCTTTTATGCAACGCCCTGACCGCTTCCATCGCAATGCGCGCCGTCTCCAGATCGCCGTATTGCCCGCATACGGCCTGCAGCACCGTCAATTCGTGGATCGCGGTTTCTAGTTGCTGGTCGCGGGTCATGCGGCCCTCGACACGTTTTGAAGAAGGCTTTGCGCGCGCATACGCTCATCAACAAGCTCAACATCTTCGCGAGGCGCAACACAGGCGCGGTAGTACACGGTCGAGTACTTCAAGCCGCTACGCTTTTGAATCTCAATAAGTGGCAGCATTTCGCCCTGATACAAAGCGCGCCTACTGTTTCGCTTGTTTAGGTTCTGCTCGGCGTATGTCGCCCAACGGCAGTTTTCCTTGCAGTAGTTGCCGTTGTTGTTCACGCGCTCCAGAGTCAGTCCGGGCGGGCACTCGCCCATATCCGCATAGAAGCCTTCAAACGTCTTCCAGTGTTCGGCGCATGTAATTCCCCGGCCGCCGTATCGCGAATACGCCGGATCGCTTCTGACAAGACAACGGCGTTTCATCTTGCACCAAATGCTATAAGTCCTCGTGTCGCTCAAAGAGTGAGTTGTGTTTTTGCCCTTACGATGCTTTACCTCTGTCGCGTAGCACCCGCACGAACGACTAACGCCCCCGCGCAGTGATTGCGCCATGACTTCCTTTTCTGTGCCGCAGTCGCAACGACATAACCAGAACGTTCTGCTGCCTACGTTCTTCGCAGGTTTAATAACAACCCATCGGCCATAGCGAATGCCAGTCAGATCGTTTTTGATCTTCATTCCGCGTCGTCCTCTGGAATGTCGTTAACGTCACGCACTACGCGACCGGCAATCTTGTTGCCAAGCGTCAACCACTCGACGTATTCAGGGGGATAGCACCGATGTGATTTCGGCGTCGCCTTCAGTTCCAGCAAATCGAGCAGCGCCGCAATCCGGTCTATCTCGCCGTCGCTTTTCCAGCGAGACACCATCGTTTCGGACACGCCAAGCGCATGCGCTACGTTCGCCTGCCCGACTGACGCAAGCCCGCGCAAGAGAGCGGACTTTGTCTTGCGTGCGGTATCAGAAGCGGCCACGTAGGATGCAGACATGACTACTCACCACCCAAAAAAGAGCCCCGCCCATTGCTGGGCGAGGCGCAACTGCACCGAAGTGCAGACGAGGGAGACGAGCAACAACACACTGGAGAATTCATTGGCAGAGGGAGACGTCGGCGGCGAGGGTCATTTCGGCTGCTCCGCGAGTCCGCGCCAATGGAGCCTTTGATTAATGCTTACTTGGCCTTCTATGCCGTACACCTCGGCCCATAGCGGCGTGCCTGCGCCCAAGTGCCAAACACCACGACGGAACGCGCTCCATTCCTTGAATACGGCGAGGTCCTGGTCGTGCATGCGCTGATACACGCCATCGCGCACCGGCTTTACGTCGCCCGGAATCCAGTCGGTGAGCTTCAAGCGGCTTCCGACTCGGTGACAGCATGTTGAGCCGAGCGCAACGGGATGGCCGGGCCGCGCCGAAGGTTGCAGCTATGGCACGTCGGGTCTACGTCGAGCGGCTTGTTGTAGCCCCTATGGTCGTAATCGGTCGCCGGCTTGCCGCAGTCCATGCACGGGATAGTGCCGTCAAGTTTGGGAAGGATTCCCAGACGAACGGCTATGGATACGATGTGCGTTACGCTCGTTTGCCTTTGAATTCTCTTGGGCGCCGCCTTGCGGCATTCGGGACAGTTGAAGTAGTACCGATGGTCGTAGTCCACGGTGAACTGTGTCGAGCATCGGCGGCACTCCCGAGTGCGGGAATACTCCTCAATGCGTTTCTCTATCTCCTCGGCCCACGTCCGAAAATTCGGGTCCGTCTTGCGACGGCACGGCACGCAGTACCGTTGGTACTTCGGGAGTTCGCCGCCGCATTCAGAGCAATGGCGCGGCGTGTACACATACTTTTTCGTCACGCTGCCTCCGTCTTTTCCGAAAGGTCGGCCAGCAAGGCGCCACCCGTTTTCAGTTGGATGTATGCCTGCTGTTCGCGCGGAATGCCGTTCTCCTGCCATCGGTAGATCGTGACCCGAGACAGGTTCAGACCGGCTGCGGCACGGGTTACCGAGCCACCGAAGTAGGTGATAACGTCGGAGTAGTTCATGGCGCAAGCGTATCGTATTGCAACACTCAGTGTCAACCATGGCAACATTTCGGGCACGTCCGACAATGCATCGGTCTTTCACGAGTGGAGACGACCGATGCTCGCTTATGCGGTTCCGGTGGCGACGGTCGAAGGGGACGTGTCAACGAGCGGCAAACGAATAGCCGCAGCTAGAACGACGTTAGGACTGACTCAAACGCAGCTAGCTGTACGCATCAAGTCAACCCGCGGCACCATCGCCGTGTGGGAAACGAAAGACCGAGTGCCGGAAGGGGACGTGCTTTTGCGGCTTGCACAAGCCCTGAACGTGAATCCGGCTTGGTTAATGATGATGAGCGAGAACTGCATCAAGCCCGAGGAGCTGACGCCGGACGAGTCAAAGATGCTGCACACGTTTAGGAAACTTTCCCAAGACCATCAAGATCAGATCGTTTCGCAGATGGAGTTTTTAATGGGCAGGCAGGACGACCGACCGCCCAGGACTGTATCGCGCGGGTCTACCAGATTGACCCCAAAGCCAACCAAGTAATACCGTTCAATCCCGCTTCGGCGGGATTTTTTTCGTCCCGATGCGTTGCAATTGTTGACACTGTGGTTGCGTTGCGATACATTCTTCCCATGCCGCACAACGCGGCGCGAGACGGAGAGCAGAGATGAGCAAGCACAAACCTGTACAGACCGGGCGCCACCTCGGCGGCGCTTTCAAGCGATTCCAATTCGATAACGGCTACGGAGCAAGCGTTGTGAGCCACCCGTTTTCTTACGGTGGCAAAACGGGCTTGTGGGAAATCGGAGTTCTCGGCGTCGATGGTCGATTGACGTACGACACGCCAATCACAAACGACGTGATCGGGTTTCTGGAGTGGGAGCAAGTCGAGAAAGTGCTGGATGACATTGCCGCGCTGCCTGTTGCGCTGGAGGTGGCCAAATGACCGCCTTCACCCGCGCCGAGCACGCCTACCTCGACAGCGCCCAAACCCGCATCGACCGCGCCTATGAGCGCGGCGAGCGGTTCGGCGACATCCTCGAAGAACTGCTGAACGATCCCGAGCAAGTTGAGGAAGCGTTGCTCGAGACTCCGCGCGCTACCGAAATGCTTGTTGCGATCCTGCAGTGCATCCCGAGCATCACGGACTCACGCAGCGCCAACGTGGATCAGTTGATTACGTTCTGCCGCGGACTCGAAGCCGCACTCGTTGAGCCGCTGATGGTTGTAGCGCAGCGCAAGCTGGATCGGGAGGAAGCGTGAACACCTTCACCCAATACGACTTCCGTACCACGTTCTGCCAGTGTGCCGAGGACAACCGCGACCTGCACGCCTGGATGATGAACATCTACACCCGCGGATGCCTAGATGCGCCCGAGTTCCTGCCGGCCGGTAGTCACCTTCGTATCCACGGCGAGGAGCCGTACCCGCGCTTCATCGTTAGGAGGGACTACGCATGACCCCCATCCCCCCGCCTAGCTTCTGGCCGTTTCGCCAGTCTGTACGCAACGGCGCGCTAGTCATGAACAAGCCGCCGAAGTTTGATCCCGATTCCGTAGAGAGGAACTTGCTATGAACGCCCTGCGCTGGCTACTCCACCTGATTCGTTGTCACTACTACCGCTGGCAGGCCCGTGACGCGCTCGAATCGATTGAGTGCGCTCACTACTACGCCCGCCGCAACCGTGAGCGCCTTGCGCGTGCTACGGCCAAAGACATTGAGGAGAAACACGCATGGGACAAGTGGCGCAAGCAGATGCGGGAAACGTCATGCGCCGACTGATGCTCGCCGAACGCTGGCGCAACGATAACGGCTGGTACTTCGGCCTGCACTGGCGTGCGGCTGTGGCAGTAGCAGTTGTGTACTTAGCGGCGAGGATGATGTGAGGACAATGTCAATCGAAGGTCAGAGATTCGGGCGCCTTGTCGTGCTGCACAAGGTTGGCGTTTCCAAGCATGGTCATTCCGTTTGGCAGTGCGTCTGTGATTGCGGCGGTTCCGGTCAGTTTGTCGGGACGCTTATGAAACGTGGTCACACGCAATCGTGTGGATGCCTGCTGCATGAGTCTCGCGGGCGCAACGCCAGGAAGGGCGCCAGCAAGATTGCCGCGTCTAAGCGTACGCATGGGATGAGCCGCCGCCCGGAATACATGGTGTGGAAAACGATCCGGCAACGGTGCACGAATCCGCGCAATCAAGACTATCCCCTGTATGGCGGGCGCGGGATCACGGTCTGTGAACGCTGGAACGTTTTTGCCCACTTCTATGCCGACATGGGAGCCAGACCGACGCCCGATCATTCAATTGACCGAATCGACAACAACGGCCCATATAGCCCGGAAAACTGCCGATGGGCTACGCATCAACAGCAAGCCAACAACCGCAGACCACGCACTAACAAACGAGGAAACGTAAATGGCATTTGACCTGACCAGCATCACCCGCGGCCGCAGCATCCAAGCCCCGCGCATCTTCCTGTACGGCGTCGATGGACTTGGCAAGACTACCTTCGCCGCTGGCGCTCCTAATCCTGTGTTCCTGTTCACGGAAGAGGGAAAGGGTTTGTTGGACGTGGCGTCATTCCCGATGGTGACGAAGGTTGCCGACGTGCACGAAGCCATCGGCACTCTGTTGAATGACGATCACCAGTTTCAGACCCTTGTCCTTGATACCGCCGACTGGCTGGAGACTATCGTATGGAACGAGACGGAGGCCAAGTACGAAGCGAAAGAATTGGCATATGGCAAGGGCGCCGTGATCGTGGCGAACGAATGGCACAAGATTCTGGCCGGCTTCAATGCGCTGCGCACGGATCGCGGCATGACCATCATCATCCTCGGGCATACGCAGATCAAGCGTTTCGACTCGCCCGAGACGGAACCGTATGACCGCTATCAGCCGAAGCTGCAGGAGCGTTCTAGCGACCTTCTGCGCGAATGGGCGGATGCAGTGTTCTTCGCTAACTACAAGGTCGTCGTCAGGAAAACTGACGTTGGCTTTAAGAAGGAAGTCTCTCGCGGCGTCAGTAGCGGCGAGCGGCTGCTGTACACGACAGAGAAGCCGTCCCACCGGGCTAAGAACCGTTGGGGATTGCCGGAGTCTCTGCCGCTGTCCTGGTCCGCGCTTTCCGATGCGTTGGCCGCTAACCTCGAAACCGAAACCACCGGAGCTTAAATCATGGCAACACTCAACTTTGCAGCAGACGAACAAGAACCCCTCGCCCCCCGTGGCGCCTGGGTGCCGGGCAAGCACCTAGTGACTATCGAAGGCGCCGACGTGAAGCCGACGAAAGCCGGTGATGGTGAATACGTGGAACTCCAGTTTCGCGCCATGGACGGCGGGAACGCCGAGCGGCTGCACTATGAGCGATACAACATCAGCAACGCCAATCCCGAAGCCGAACGCATTGCCAAGGCTGCATTCGCGAGCTTGTGCCTCGCCGTTGGCCTGCCGAAGTTGACCGACACCGATCAACTGATCGGCCGGCAGTGCGTCATCGAGACGGGCACGCGCAAGCGCAAGGACACGGGCGAGGATCAGACGAGCATCCGCGGCTACTACGAAGCGCAGCGCACCACGGGGGCGCCGCCTGCAAAGCCCGCGGCAACGGGTGGCGCGATGCCGTGGCAGAAGAAGACGGCGACGGCGTAACGATCAACGGACGGGCGGCGGACGAATAGTGATCCGTAGAGTTGTGACGACTTGTCCGGGCTTCGCGGCAACCGGGATCAGCAAGGCTTGCACAACGTCTAGTCGGTGCAATTCCGGCCCCGTCCACCTTACTGAACAAGACAATGCCCAAACTCCCCGCCCCACAGCACAGCACCGCCGAGTCCATTTACCAATGGCACAAGGCGCAGCATGCGAAAGCGCCCGCACACCGCAAGCACCTGGGCGCCAGCGTCATCGGTCACGAGTGCAAACGGCATATCTGGTACGTATTCCGCTGGGCGTTGTCTCAGCAGTTTGACGGCCGGATGCTGCGGCTGTTCGATACCGGCAAACGTGAGGAAGTGCGAGTCCTCGACGAACTGCGCGCCATTGGTTGCCAAGTGTGGGCGACGGACGAACACGGGCAGCAGTTCACCGTTAGCGCCTGTGACGGGCATTTCGGCGGCAGCATGGATGGCGTCGTTCAGAGATTGCCGGAGGCCCCGGAGAAGTTCCATCTGTTCGAGTGCAAGACGCACAATGACAAGTCGTATAAGGAACTGCTTAAGAAAGGCATCCCCGCACGGCATCGTTGGCAGATGCAGGCATATATGTCATTGGCCGATCTGCCTGCAGCCGTGTATGTCGCCGTGAACAAGGACACGGACGATATCTACGTCGAGCGGGTGAAGTCTGATGCCTACCTTTGGCGCAGAGTGGTAGAGACTGCCGAGTATGTGATTCAAAGTCCCGAGCCGCCGCCGCGCATTGCTGACGATGCCGAGCACTTCGTCTGCAAGATGTGCCCGTTCGTGTCGATCTGCCACGGCAACAAGCTTCCGGAAGTGAACTGCCGCACCTGTGCGCACAGCACACCCGTGGAAGCCGGGCAATGGCGTTGCGAACAACAGGCCAGGATCACAGACGGCACCGCGTGTGATGCCCATGTGTATATCCCTGCGCTTGTTGCCAAGCACCTAACGCTTGAGAGCGCCGAGTCAAATGGTGCGGTGACGTGGCGCATCAACGAGAGCGGCAAGACGATTGCGCAGCCGCCGTACAAGTCTGCCGATCTGCGCAACGTCGATGGCGGGATCGTTCTCGGCGAGCCGTTTATCAAGGACATGGTTTCACAAGGGGCGCGGATTCATGCGCTCAAGGACGATCTACCGTGGGAGGCTACAGCGTGAATGACGATGAATTCTTAAACGACCGCGACATCCCTCGCGACTGCGAGCACGGGACGCTAGCCAGGCAGTGTGAGTTGTGCGAATGCCAACGTGATCTAGCGGAAATGCGCTCAAGGCTGGAGAAAGCCGAGCGGGTTGCAAAGGCTGCAAGCGATTACTACTCTTGCACTGAGCTAGCGCGAATGTTTTCCACTGCACAAGCTTTGAGCGCGGCGGTGCGCGAATGGGATGAACACAAATGAGCGACACGCCGAGAACGGATGAGGCCACTTATCCAGCGTGGTGCATGGACAGGGAAAAGCCCGTTGTAGATGCAGCAGTTGCTTACGGCCTAGAGCGCGAACTCGCCGCCGTTACTGCAGAGCGTGATGAGTGGAAAGAAACTGCAAGACGGCTTGCAATGCGCGTGAACTTTGCCATGAACCACCTTTACGCCTGCGACGCAATCGCCGTGATTGACAAGGCACGAGGATCGACGACATGAGCGACACGCCGAGAACGGATGCGCTTCGAGATTCGAGCGACCACCCGACACCGAGGGGCGAGCTTTGGCAATTGGCTTGCGACCTTGAACGCGAACTCGCCGCCGCCCGCGCGGAGCTTGAACAAGCTAACGAGACGTTTTCGAAGTGGGCCGAAAACTGGGCTACGTGCGCTGACGCAAGGCTTGCTTTGCAGAAAGAGCGAGACACCGCCCGCGCCCAGCTTGAGCGGGCGATGAAGGTTGTGGAGGCGGCGCGCGAATGGTACGTGTCGGACGGCAATCATTGGGAAGACTTGCACAACGCACTAGAGGAATGGGAGGCCGGACGATGAGCAGGGAAGCGATGATATCCGCGCTTGATGCGCTGCTCGTGTACGACAACCGTGAAGCGGCAATCACTGCCCTCCGCGCCGCGCTGGCCGAGTCGGACCAAAGCGACGAAGTCCAGTCGTTGCGCGAAGCCAATGAACGGTTTGGCAAGCGGCAAGAGTGGTGGACAGAGCGCATGTTTCAACTTGAGCAAGAACTCGACAAGGCTCGCGCCGCGCTGGCCGAGGCAACAATAGCGGAGAAGCTAGAACCGTGGAAGGAAGCCGTCATCGAAGGTCTAGTCGTCTCGCACATCTACCGCAACGAACACGAGACAGAGCCGCGCAAGGCCCTCAATGACCTGATCTGCAATCACATTGCCATCGCGCTTGATCCGCAAGTTTCGTCCGATGCACAAGCCCTGATCGACCGCGGCAGGAAGGAGGCGCAGGCAGATGCGGAGCCGTGCGGTTACGTCTTCATCGATTGGCAAGGCAAGGTCGGTCATGCGCTATGGCCGACGGAATTCATCGCCAAGGAAGTGGCAAAAGACTCCGGCCATTCCGTCGCCGCAGCATACCTCCACCCGCCCCGCCGCGAGTCGGCAGAGTTGAGCAAGTACATCGATGCGTTCTTGGTCGCAGTGCTTGCGGAGGACTGCTACTCGCGACACGAACTCATGACGATGGCGAGAGAGTTGAGCGCCGTTCTGCGCGCGGCAGGGGGTGAGGGATGAATAAGCAGCCCGCAGTGTGGCGTGACCTGTTCGACCCCGGCTGGCGCGAGCGTGAGGCCGAACGTCTGCGCGTGTTTAGAGAAAAGATGGCAGCGCGGCAGCAAGACAAACCGTGCGGCGAGTGTCACCTGCAGC